ATAGCCGCATCAAGACCAGATTGCTCTGCTCGTTTAGCACCTTCTTTCAAAGCTATTTCATTTAACCTGCCAGCAGTATTAGCAACAGCTTCCCACATTTGAGTTTCACCAGTTTCAAATCTAGTTACTCCTATTGGTTGATTTATATAGGATCTTTTTTGTTTAGTTACTGCCATTTTATTTTCCTAAATTAAATCAAAAGGAGTTGTAAAAAACTCAATTCCATCTGATATAGAATTAGATTCATCAGTCAATATATTTGCCATATTATAAATACCTTCAGTAGCAGTCCCCATCATATTAGCATACCCAGCACTTAAAGCATTAGAACTTCTTTCTGTTGCTAATCCAGCTTCTATAGTTTTGGTTCTTGATTGATAGTCAGTTTGCAAAGCTATAGCATTTAAATCTTCGCCAACAGTAACAGCATTAGCTTCTTGGAAAGCTTGGTATGATGCACTATCTACATCAACACCACTTGCAGAAAACACAGCTAAATTAGATTTTTCAGCAGAAATATACTCAGCTACACGCGCATTTTGATTTTGCATAGCTTGTACTTTACCCATCTCTCTATCAATTAACATTTGAGCTGCAACTCTGCGTTCATTTTTTGCAGTTGCTTCTGCTGCTTTTTGTTGGGCACCCATTTTTATCATAGTGCTTGCGCCAGCAGCTAATAATTGTAAAGGCATACACATTAGAATATTAACTCCGCTATAAGACCATTAACCTGCATTGGTAATGGTGCTGATTGACTTATTGTGATCTGTGGATCACGATTATACCCAAGTAACCTAAATTCTTTTTTCCCTGTTACTGGTGCTTGTTGCAAAGAAAGATCATCTGTTACCTGTCTAATTAAAAGATTTGTTCCGTTTACACTTACAGATAGAGTGGTGTTTAAGTCAACAACTACACTTGCTAAACTTCTTGGTTCACCTGTAACTGGGCCAGTTTGCGATACCATATCTATAGGATTTGTTTTTAAATTAACATCAAACTTTAATCCTATTTCAGCTACAGAAATAGTTTCTACAGCAGAAACATTTACATTCCCACCTGCTACAGTAAATTGTCCAAGATAATTTGTACCATTTATAACATCAACTACTGCACCATTTGCATATGTAGCAGACACATCAAACACACCTGCACTACCAGTGTAAACTTTAGCAACATCAGTATTAAATGCAGCTTGAAATTCACAAAGAAATATTTGTTGTGTACCTGCGCCAGTATTAATAATTACATTAGCAAACACTCTGTCATCTATAGTTACAGTAGAAGAAAATCTACCCTGGCAAGTAAACTCTGTCCATCCTGCACGTTTTTCATTTCTGTTAGAATTAAATACTGCAAGAGTGCCATCGTTATTTAAAACAAATATATAACTTTCTGTTCTATCTACTGCTCCATAAAGTATATTCATTTCTTTTGGTGATTTAATAAGATGTCCAGAAAGTGCTGATACTGATCCTGCTGAGTAAGCTAATTCAGAATCGGTAAATAAATATTCTCTAATAATAGCTCCACCTTTTTGTACAAATACAGTAGCACCATCTATAACTTGTGGTTTAGCAAAATCACTACCAAATGGTGTTTGTCTTTTTATTGTTGTTGTTGTAGGTGTTAATGGTTTGCTTTGAGAAGGTATAAACATTTCAGATGTAGCAGTAAATATTTGTAAATCACGATTAGATACTAAATGTCTAATTTGATTTATTTCTCCAATGCTTGCTGTAATTTGTATTGAATCATTATCTTCTGCTGTACCAACATCAAAGTTATAATATTGAGCAGACTTACTCATAAATATAGAATCTGGTTGCGATATAGTTCCTGCAAATATTAATCTATTTTCATGAAAAGCAACAGCAGCAGGATACCCTCTTAATGCAGAAAATGATTGCTCTGACCAATTAACAGAAGCAGCATGAGTTGTCATTACTGGCGCGCCACCACCATCTATACTTGCATTTGCAGAACCTCCTGCATCAAAAGTATAATGATTATCATCAACAATAGAAGTAATTGTTCTTGATCCGTTTAAATTGCTAGAAGATATATTACCAACAGCAGCAGCTTTAGAAACAACAAGAACATCATTAACTGCTAATCCATGCTTAACGTGAGTAACAATAACTTCAGCAGAACCATCTGTTGTTCTAAAAGCATTTAAATCTAATGTTTGCTCTAAAGAATCAAGTATAGTACCAGTAGCTTGTGTAGTAGATTGAACAGAAGTAATTTCTATTTCTGCTCCGTGATACCTAATAGTAACTCCAACGTGCTTTGAGCTTGGATAATTACCACCTGATTGACTTCCTGTTGTATCCCAGTAAGCAACGCTTGTTGTTAATGTAGCACCAGTTCCACTAGTTTTCGATGGATCAAGCGTTACGCCTAAAGATTGAAAAGAAAAATAAGGTTGATAAATTAATTTAGAATCTGACTTAACATCAAATGCAAATACTTCTATTTGAAATGTAGTTAAACTTGTTCTAACAAGTTGCCTTGGCATAAACAATGGATGGCAAATAAACATAACATCACCTGCTTGCGCAAATGTATATTCATGTAAATAAGTATCAGAGAATGGCAAGGCAGCACTATCAGTATCAGCCGTTATTGTAGCGACTAAAGATACTGCTCCAGTTGTTGGGTTTATTTGAAAACATCTTACCTTAGCGTTTTCTAAAGATATTATATATCGTTCATCATCAGAAAATATAAAAGGTAATAATCTTGATTGTACTTTAGAGCCACCCGAAAAGTTTGTTACAGTTAATCTTGTTGCGTCTGTGCTTTCTGTGGCTAAATAAGTACCGCCATTAGGTTTATCTCTTGTTACTGTGACAACGGCGGCAGCAGGGTTAGCTACTGTAAATCCATCTATAGCATTAATTGCCGTATAAAGATTGTCTGCTGTTGTGTCGTTTGATTCATTGGGTCTAAAATAATGTTTGTTATTTACAGCAGCAGAAGGTGCACTACCGCTTATTGCTTGAGCTTCTAATATATATAAATTACCATCTG